TTTTTCCATTTTGAAATTAAAATCGCTCTACGTGGCTAAAACAAACGTTCTTGCATGTTGCTTGGTAAATTCTGACGCACCCAACCGGGGTTGTTGCGCAAAATGTATCGTCCAAAGTGCATTATCATAAGGGCGTCGGCGTTCCACAACGTCGCCTTAACATCGGGGTAATAATCGGCGGCGGCTCGTTGGTATCGCTTTTTGCGCTCCGGCTTTTCCTCTCCCTTAACCCGCAATTTCAATTCATTTTGCCATTTTTGGGGGTGTACCAAAACAAACGGTACGTCGCACATGGCAATTATCGTTTTCAGTTTCTCGAACTCGGATAACAGTTTTTGAACCCGGAACGCCTTACCGGGGTTGTCGTTCACGTCGTCCGGGCGCAATTGAACCTTTTCGACGAATACCAACGGGCGGTAAATACTTTTCATATAATCAAACCATTGCCGCAACTCCATAAGGTCGCCCGGCATTTTTATTACCTCGGTTTTATGGTTCGGACGCCAAACGGCAATCCCCCCGGTTTTTCCGGGGTCAATCCCAATAATACAATCAATCGTTATTTTGTTCATTTCCAAAAATCTAAATAGTTATCAATCTGTAATTCGTCGGCAATCATTCGGTCAAACGTCCGGGCAATCTCTTTGTCCCTCGCTATCTCATACGCCGTAAAATCCAACTCCGGGGCGTCGGTTCCCTTACGTTGGACGTGGTACGCCTCGTACTTGTTGACGAACCCACGGGCGACACGTTGCATATATCGGGCAAATGCTTGTTTGCGGTCGTCTTCGGTTCCGGCAACCTCATTGGCAAAACCCAACTTTCGCAACCAATCATAAATTAACATTCCGTCAGTAATCCCCAACACAAACCGCCCGGTATATTTGTATTGCAAAAATACCTCCCTACATCGGGCGACGGTTTGGTTGTGATAATACCGTTTTTCCTCCGGCGTCAATTCCTTTTTCGGCTCCGGCAATGCCTTATACGCTTTATGTATAACCCCGTTTTGTTTCCGGCGGTATGCGTTCAATATCTTTGCGAAATAATCGGCGTTAAACTGTTGGTAATGCTTTTTGTCCGGGTTGCCTTGACTGTCTTTCGGCAAATAGTCGTCCAATTCCCCGGTTGTCGCCAACTCAAATGCCAACTTAATATCCGCCAATGTCATTTGCGAATAGTATTTTTTGAGTATATCCAACAACCGGGTACAAATGTACGCCCAATCTTCCGGATTGGTCGGGATTATATACCCGACGTCCATTGCAATAAACCGGAACATTTGCCCGGTTTTCTCAATCAACGTGCCGTCGTCAATATCGGCAATTTGCATTTTCGTTGAGGCGGCGAAAATGTACTTTTCGACCCCGGATAACGATTTGGCAACCTCCGGTAATTGCAACATTTGTCGGCGTATGTCGATTGCTTTTGTACCGGGCGTTGGGTTGTATATCGCCAACGCCACGGATTGCGTATTTACTGTTTCCGGCAAATTTTCCATAATCAATAATCGTTGTTAAGAAATTCCATTGCGCCCGCCACGTTCAACTGTTTTTGCGGGGCTTGGTATTCCGGTTTCAAATGCAATTTCTTTTTCTCAATGTCGCCCCGGATAAAATTGCGTACCGTCGCAATCCAACCCGTGCGGGTTCGCTTAACTCCCTGTTTGGTTTCCGACCAATCGGCGACCGTGTGGAAATAATAAATCAAATCGACCTTTTCAAATTCCGGCGTCGCAAACAGTTTTTCAAACTCGGAATAATCATTTACGCCGTCAGCCCCGAACTTAACCAATTTGTAAACATCGGAATTGCGAAATATGGACGTTCTTTTTTTATCCTTTTCCAAATCTTGTTGTTGTTCCGGGAACAAATCCCCGACAACAGGGTTGGCGGGTTTACTATGATTAGTATTTGGTTTATTTGGGTCATTAGTAATATTAGTATTTATTAGTGTCGGATTTTCCGGGTCGGGTTTTTCCGTATCCGGTTTAACCGTATCCGGATTTTCCGGTTGCGGTGCATCCATAACCGGATTTTCCGTAAATGGTTGAAAAATTGCTTTGTCGCAAATCTCATAAGCAAACCCCGCAATTGTCCCGTCCGGATTCCTTTGCATAATCTTTGAGCAATACCCGAACTTTTCCAACTCTTTAATACCACTATACAGACTATCCCGACCGTCGGTTGCCCGGTTCGTCAAATCTCGCATATTCAAAACCCAATCGTCCGGCAACATTTGGACGTATGCAATTATTCCTTTCGCTTTCCAACTCAAACGGGTATCTTTTAAGAACTCGTTTGCCATTTGGCAATAATCCCGGCCGTATTTACGCCGGGTAATTGTATTATTCGTTGCCATTGTCGCCGCCCTCCAATTGTTTAACAGGCTCCCACGCTTTGCGCACTCTTAAAACATTGTCCGGGCTTTCGTTCGGAACCAATGAAACAACAGGGAAACGGGATTTGTCGCCGGGCTTTTGGGTCGTGGCAAATTGTACGTTCAAATCAAATATAATTCCCTTACAAAATCCCCGTTCCGCCAACATACCGTCGAATGTTTCCCGGATTTGCGGGATTGTGGACGCCGTACCCTTTGTTGAAAACTGCCATACCCCGGCAACGCCACGTACCAACGGTACAATAAAATTCAATGTCAACGTAATTTCCCAACCGTCGTGTCCGTCCTGTTTGCTTTTCCGATTGGGGTAACGCTTGGTAATAGCCAACATCAAATTCGGGTATTCCTCCGTTGTCAATGTTTCGTACTTTTTGCCGTCCCAAACTTGGAACGTTTCGCCGTCGCCCGCCGCAATCAATCGTCCGTCGTCGTCCCGGTACTCGTACCGCTCGTTGCATACTTTCGCCGGGTCGTCGTCCGGGAATACGATTTGTATTGTTTGGGGCTTTTCGCCGTATGCCTGTGTAAATAACCCGGCATACTTTCCCGTTGGTATGAAATAATCCACGCTTTGCGGGTATCCGTTGGCGTTTTTCATTCCGATTTTTATTTGTCCGACACGGGGCAAAATCAAACGGGATTTTTCCGCCTCCGGTCGTCTTATTCGTCCTTTCATGCTCTTTATATTTCGGGGTCGTCGTTCAACAATCTTTTCTTATTCTCGTTTTTGGGCTTTTTAGGCGCATTTGCGGGCTTTTGTTCCTTTTCCGGTGCAACCGTCCGTTTTTCCGCCTTTCGTCCCGTGGCGGGCTTCTTTTCCGCCTCCTTTGCCGTTTTCCCGGTGCGTTTCACAATCTTTGTTTTCTTAATCTCCGGTTCCGGCGTTTTCTCCGGGGCAACCGCATCCGCTTTGACGGTATCGGCGGCGTCCGTGGTTTCGTCCGGGGTCGCCTCTTTGGGGGCTTTCGTTTTAATCAATTCCGCCAAAGACAACGATATTACATTTTGGGACAAATCCGGGGCGTCGTCCAATACAACCATACCATTAACCGCCGTAAACGTGTTGTCCCGCTTTTCGTCCTCAATGGCGGCAATCTCCAACAGATAGGGGATTTTCCGTATATTGGGGCTTTCGGTTTGCTCTTTCAGATTGTACGACGGTTTTTTGCGCCAATCTTTCGGGCTGAAATTGAAAATACGGGTAACGGGGAATTGCTCAAAATTGACGTTCCACATATCCCGGTACATTCCTAATTGTATTTCGCTTTCCTCGTAAAAACCTTTTCGCCCGCTTTTGAAATCGACAATTGCGTTAATCCGGTCGTCGCTTCCAATCTTTGCCCGCATGGTACACGGGCAATCAATCATTCCGGCGTACTTGTAATACGGGTGTACCAACGCAATTTCAACGGCTAACGGTCGTACATCATAATCCAATACGAATTGCGCAAACGCCAATACGTCCTTTTTCAAATCGTCGGCGTAATAAATAAAGTCGTCCGGCAATCGGTAAACCTCAATGTATTCTTTTAGTTTGCCTTTCAGTCCGTCCAAATCATACGCCCGGTTAATCAATAATTCCTCAAATGCGGCGTGCATAAACGTTCCATACGCCGCCCGTTCGCCTTTGTATCGCTCGGCTTCCTCAATGCCTTTGTTCGCAATCCAATTTATAAGGTGCGGGGCTTTGGGTAATGTTTGGGACAATATGGTTGTAACCGACGGGAAAAACTCCGGGTTCCCGGCGTCGTCATATCGGTAATAATATCGGTGTCCCTTGCTGTTTAACTGCCAAACCTTATACGGGGGTTCAATCAATGTTTTTTCGTCGAAAAACATTGCCGTCATTTCCTCAACCGTCATGCCCGGTATTATCTCAAACACTCCGGTTGGTTGTTCCGGTTGAACATCAACGAACGGGGGAATAATTGTTTGTTGTTCCTCGTTAATCTCCGGGAACATATCCGGGGCAACATTGCCGATGGTTCCCGCAACCTCTTTTACCGGGTCGCCCGGTTTATCGCTCTTTGCTCTCATTACTTGTACTTTTTATATTCTGAAATTCCACATAATACCATTGCGGCGCACATTGCCGCAAATAACAATTGCCACGGGTTCCAAAATGCGCCAATCAAACAACATAACCCCAATGCGCCAAACGTAACAATTAGGGCTTTCGCTTGAAACAACCCGGAAAACATGGTTTCGGCGGCGGCTTCCAACCATTCGATAAACTTACTTTTCATTGTTTCCGCCCTCCATGCCAAACAGGTAATCCGCCGTACAATCCAACATTTCGCAAAGAATAACGACCCATTCCGGGACAATCCGTTTGGTCGTGCCGTTACATAAATTCGTCATATTTACCTGTTGTGCGCTCTCTCTTGCACCCTCAAAAAGACGGGCGGCAATGTCTTTTTTCAAAACCTTTTTCCCGTTCGCCTCGGAACGGGCGATTGCTTCGTTTACTCTTAATCTCAATGCCATAACTTAAATTTTTTTGTTAATAACTTGGTTCGTTGCTCTCTTTGTATCCGCAATTGCGGCACGTTTTTTCCTCCCAAATCGGGCTATATTTCGGCGGGGTCAAATATCCGTCGCCTCCGGTACGTCTATACTCGCCGTCTGTAACCTCCATTTCCCCGCCACACTCCGGGCAATCATCGTCGCCAATCAATACACATTCCAACAGGGCGTCCAAATGGACGGAACGAACCGGGTAAATACCAATTGCCCGGATAACGTCCACCATTTCCACAACGGTAACATCCCGTTCGTAACAATCGGCGACCGGGAACCCCCAATTGTCGCTTATGTTCTCGATAATCTGTTTGTTGATTAACTCCGTAACGATTGTTTCGGATACTTGGTTGGCTGTTTTCCCGCTTTCGGTCGCCAACATCTTTAATTGCTCACTTTCTTTTATTTTCATATCATTTCCCGGTATCCCTCCGGGTAGGCTGTTAATCTTTTGTTCTGCAAAGGTAGAAAGATTTTTTTAATTACCAAAAATATAATCTTTGTTTTGCGAAATCATTTTTGCCGGGTGCGTGAAATATCCGATTTTTAACCTACCTTTGCAATACCGCATTACCAAAAATCGCTCTCGGTTACTGCGTACCGAACCCCCGGCGTATCTGTTACGTCCGGGGGTTCATCTTTTCCAACGCCATTTGCGCCGCACAATAACAAAATCGGTATATATTGCCATAATATCCCGTTTGGTCGGTTATTTCCTCAATAACGCCCGCCGGATATTCCCCAAACGCCACATATTCGTATTGCGTTGGGTCTAACTCCAATGCGAACTCAAACGTAATGTCAATATATTTGTCCCCGACCCGGTTAAATGCGTGGTCGATTGGTATAACTGTATGCGTTTTACCCTCGACGTATCGCACCCGGTCGGGAAATAACAACGTCAGCAAATGCGCATTTTTATAACACTCTTTGACTGCCGGGCGAACCGTCCGGCGTATCAATTCAATTTCCCGTTCGTCGAATACGTCCGCCGCTTTTACGCCTCAACACGTTTTGCGACGGCGATTGTATCGGTAAAATATTGTCTTTGTCGGTCGGGCAAATCCAATCGTAAGAACGCCCGCATTTCCTCAATAATTACGCTTTCCATATCTTAACCCTTTGTAAACCCCTTAAATGCGACGTGGTAAACGTCGTATTGTTTTCCGGTAACATAAAATTCAATCATTCGGTCGTCGTTACCGACGTCGTTTATTGCAATGGTCGGGTATGGTTCCCCCGGCAATTGGTTAAAACAGTCCTCAATTTCCCGGTATCCCTCCGGGAACCCGCCCGGTCGGATTAGTAATAATAAAAGGATATTTTCAAACCCCGGCGCAACTTACAATGTTCGGCGTCTTTGACACAACGGAAAGCACGGCGCAATAATTTGTTCGCCATTTCAACGCCTACTAACTTAATCAAACCGGAAACGCCAACCAACGTGTTAATCTTTTTGCCGTTGAACAAGCCGTTTACTTTGATTTTGAAAGTACGGTTAATTTCTTTTGTTGTATATTCCAAACCGTTGTAAATATCTTCGGGCTTCATTGTATCGCTCTTTTTGTTGCCGGGAAAACGCCCGGTCGTTTTATTAACATGGCACAAAGATATGGCATTTTATTTTGGCTACCAAAAGAATTTTCTTTTATTTTCGATTTGCGGACAAAAAACGGTTCTTTTGGTACCCCGCAAAGTTATTTTTGGCGAATTTTCATTTTAAGCCACTTTATTTGCCGGGGTGGGTACTTTATCCATTCAAACAAAATAATCGAAATACGGGGCTAAACGGGCAAAAACAAAAACGGGGTTGCAACGCTTGGTTACAATCCCTTGTTACGCCTATTATATGTATTCCCAATTATAACCCTTATGTTTTTTCATACGCCCTTTACAACATCGGATTATTAGTGTATCGTTAAACCCGTCCTTTTTGGCTAAATGTATAGATTGGTATATTTTAAGACAAACCCCGTTTTTCATCATTCTAACAGGTTTTGAATTTGGATGCAATACGCCCTCTTTACCTTGCATATTTTTGCGTTATTTTCGCTCAATCGCTTTTTCGTAATAGGATTATTATTGTTTTCCAAATATGTAACCCAACGCAAATTGTCCGCATGGCTATTGGCTCGGTCGCCGTCGATATGGTCGATACATGGTTTGTTGTCCGGGTTCGGAATGAAAGCCGCCGCAACTAATCTATGTACTCGAAACGTTTTGCGCATCCCATTACATAAAGCAACGGTTTTATATCTATTCCCGGAACCACATGTTTTCAAAACTAATTGTTTCTTAACGGATTTTATACGCCCATAATTACTCACTTTATACAACCCTATATATCCGGGTACATCTTTCCAAATTTCCATTATACAACCATTTAAGTAAGCAACCAAAAAAGGGAAACGGGGAAAAGTGGTTGCATCTTTTTTCATCCGGTAGCTACTCCGAACTATCCCCGTTTGCCGCAAATATAGTTATTTTTCGATTGTTATAACCTCAAATCCGGTAATTTTTGTATGTGGATTTTTTGAAACAATGTCAAATTCACGATTTTTTATCCGTTTTGTTTTCCATAAAAAACCTAACCAACGCTTATATTGCACAGTTTCCGTTATTAAAAGGCTATCCCGTGTTATAATTTTGCCCGAAAAAGTATTATTTATAATACATCCGTCAAAGTCAACCCATTTGTCGGAATACTCAATACAACGTACAACGGTCGTAACCGTATCGCCGGGCAAATATACAATGCTGTCCCGGACGGTTCCCCGCAATTCGTTGATTGTTTCCATTTGGGTTGTTGTAACCCGTTCCAACTCCCGGTTCTTTGCCTGCAACGTCTTTATCAACGCCAAATCGTCCGCCCGGTACTTTTTGTATTCCGCCAATGACAACTCCAAATTCCCGACTTTGATTGCGTTCAAACTGTCTTTCGTTTGGTACGTCTTGACGTCCTGCAATAGTATTTCGGTATTGCTCCGGTATCTGTCCCGTTCCTCGGTCAACCTCTTTATTTTGACGTGTTGCACCCAAAAGGCGGCGGCAACCGCCAAAATGATTGCCGCCCAAATCAAATACTTTTTCATACAATTTTCTTTATTGCTTCAAAATGTACCTTTGCAATCCTTTCTTTTCCGTCGTCGCTCATCATAAAACGGCAATCCTTTTCATTATCAAAAAAGAAATTTTCAGATAATACCGCCGGGCAAACCGTATGTTTCAGAATATAAAATTGGCTTTCTTTGTCCGGGTCGCCGTCGCAATGGTCGAAACGCATTTTCCAACCATCCGGGGCAAACTCCTTTTCTGCCTCATTACAAAGGACGGTTGCAATTTCATCGGCTTTCGTTTTGCCGACGCTTGTATAACATTCCCATCCGGTGCCGCCTCCGGCGTTCCCGTGTATGCTGAACAATACGGCGTTCTGCCCGCAATCGTCATATATCACGTTAGCACGGCGGCAACGTTCCGATAATGATACGTCGTTGTCCTCCGGTACCAAAATTTCAAACTTTATTCCCTCCGCTTTCAACATCGCCGCAATACGGCGTACAATATCACGGTTAAACTCCCATTCTAACAATTGGGAACCGTCGCCCCAAACCGGGGAACGCTTCCCGGCTGTATTATTGCCGTGTCCGGCATCTAATATAATTATCTTTTCCATTTTTATTTTGTTTTATGGGGCTTTCGCCCCGGTTATTATTCATAAAATTCTGTTGCCCCCTTTTGTACCTCTTGGCGGTTGGCATAGAATAACGCCTTAATCTGCTCGTTTGTCTTTCCTGCTGTTGCCGGGTGCGCTGTTTTAGACAATGCAATAAAAGCCGCATTTTGCTTAATCATACGGTCAAACTCTGTTGGGCTTATTGGGTTCTTTGCGTCTGCCAATCCTGCCGCCAAACCTTTTTCTTTGAGTTTTGCCAAATCTACGTCCGCTAAATCATTCTGAGCAAAATTACCGTCCTTTGCTTTTTTCTCAAAGTCTTTTGCATCAACATTTGAAAGGTTTTTGCTTGCCCCGCCCAATGCCGCCAGCGTTGCGGCAAACGCCGGGGTTTTTACATACTTATCCAAATAATCTTTAATCCATTGTTCGTCCGCTCCTGCCGGAACCCACGGAATTTGTGCTGCATCATTAATTTCTATTGGCAAATATACATCAACCCACATTGCGCCCTGCCTATCTGAAAGGAATGTACCTTTCTGAACCACTTCAACGCCCAATTTCTGTTGGTTCTCTGAAATGTATGTTCCGGTTATTGCTTTTGCATCGCCCAAAAAAGTTTGCGTATAAACCTGCATTTGCCCCAAACCCAAAAGCGGAACGATATTAAACAACAACATATCGTTCTGAATCTTACAATTGGTGCAAACCCCTTTGTTTACCTCAAATTCAAACGGCTTACCGCTTCCGGTAAAAATCGAACCTTTGACGTGTACGGAATCCGCCTTAATTGGGGCGTTGTTTTTGTCCCGGAACATCATCATTAAAATTTGGCTGCTGCCCGCTGATAATTGTTTCATTCCTGCCATAATAATAAAATTTTGTGGTGCGGATTGCTCCGCACCGGGTTAAACATATTACTTTGTTTATCCATCTTTTTTCTTTTTATTGTTTTTGTCGGGGTCGTCCCCAAATTCTTTTTCCAATCTGTCAATTATCGGTTGCAAATGCGACGGTAAAGCCATTGTAAACTCCAAACGGATAACATGGTAAATAATACGTAACGCCAAATTCCGGGGGTACGCAATAATCAGATTGCGGAACGCATTTTGCAAATACACATACATAAACACGTATGTTAGTGATTTTACCACGATAACCGCCGCATTTTCATCGCCGCAATTTCTCATTATTACAAAAATCGCCTCCACGATAAACAGATACAACAGAAATTCGCACAATGCGTTTTTGAACTTACGGAACGAAAAGTTTTTGCATCGCACAATCGCCACGCCGTCCGCCCTCATACCCGCCCAAATATTGAACGCAAACATTACTACTAACGCATAAACAAAACCCTTTGTCGGGGTTAAATACCCAAATAACGGGCTAACCGTGGAAATGGCAATAATACGCCATTGTTCCCAATTAAAAATTCTTTCCATAATTTAATGCAATACATCTTCGATATATGGTTCATCTAAATAAAACTGCGCATATCTCAACATTTCATTTATTACAACATTTGCAATTAATCTTCCACCTTTAGCATTTGGATGAACTTGGTCATTTAAATATTCTTTTATATTTAGTGTTGAAATTCTACTTAAAGCATTAACATCTATTACTGGCAATCCGTATATAGCTGCCACATCTTTAATAACCTTACAATAATCTAATATAGTAAGTTCTATTTTATTTTTATAAGGATAATCCGCATTATTATAACTATTATAAAAATTATGTGGTGTGCATAAAAATATTTTAGCATTTGGCAATCTTGCAACCAATTTTCGTATCATCAAACCATAAGCATACATAAAATGAGATTCATCGCCATCTTCTAAAGTACCAATCTCAACACTCGCCGTAATATCATTTGCACCTGCATAAACACATAAAATATCCGTATCTAACGGTATTGTATTAATTCTTCCATCTCCGCACATATAATCAGATATTGTAATTGTACCGCTATCGGGCTTTGAGGCGTTATAATAACCATTCTCATCCACTTTCTTATTTTTTGGATTTACATCAGTTATCTTTGACCCTCCTATACCCCTATTGTAGTGGTCTGCCATTCTTAAAAATTTCCATATATATTTTTGCCATGAAATTAATTCAACAATAGAATCTCCGTATGATGTAAACTTCTTTCCTTCATAAGATAATCTTATAATAGTATTTATATTCAACAATGATTCTTTTATTTCTTCAACTTTACACGGAAAGTAATTAACCGAAGCAAATGGAAATAATGTTGTATTCTGAAAATTTAATACAATATAACTCGGCGTATTATTTATTTTTACTTCCCTAAATGTGTTTGATTGTGATCCCACATATCTCATCCATTCGCCTAATTCATTATAAGTTCCTACACTAAATGCATTGGTAAATATAGACTTAACGTTTGTATCTATTGGAATAAATTGCGTTGTTTTATATGATGCATCACTTTGATATGAACCATTAACATTATTATAACCTGCTATTATATTATTAATTATAATATTTTTATCATAATCAATATTAGGAATTTCAGTAATTCCAAATTGTATAGGTATAAAATTTTCCTCAAACCCAATATAATAAAATTGACGTTCCTTGTTATTCCAACCTTTAACAAATGTGGCATCTTTGGGGATTTCTTTTTTTCTAATATCAACACCGTTTCCGGTAATCGATGTAATTTTACTCAAAAAAACCAAATTATCTTTAGTGCCGGTATAGAAAAACAACGAATAGGAATTTGTATATATAAATTTTTTATTCTTAGGTATTTCAATTGCTTCTATTTCTACACCATTACCATTTATAACATTTCCACTATTATCTATTGTCTTATTTTCATATAATAACCCATTATAGACTTTGTTAATTGATGATTGCGCAATAGTATCATAAATATTATAATTTAATTCTAATATTTCATTAAAGTCTTTATATGTCAATAATTTTTCCCAGTTAGAATCTTTGCTCCAATTGGGATTCTCAAACGTTGTACCTTTATATGTTTCTATAACTTGATTAATCCCGTCATTATAAGTTATTGTAAATCCTTGTTTACGTGCTGTTAGACTTACTTGTATTCTTGTATTCGATACATTAGTGTTGTATGATAATGTTTCAAAGCAATAGTTATCAATAGGTATATATGATTCGACTCCTCTAATTTGACCTAAATACAAATAACTTCTATAAATACCCGTATCATCCTTATAAGAAAAGATTAATCCCTCTCTCTTATAATAAGTATTTGGTAGTGCTAGTCTTGCTGTATTAGGTGAATTATATGTTGAATTAGTTACAAAACTAATATTAATAAATGGCAATTTAGTTGACGGGAAAATACTTGCCCAATATAAATTATCTTGCCAATATTTATCATCATTTGATGTACCTATATACATTTCCGTTGTTAACTCTCCGGTTATACCATTTCTATAACTTAATATTTTCCCGGTTCTTCTATTTGATTTTGCAACTTGTAATCTTGTTGTTCCTAAATCCGTATTAAAATCAATTGCAATTGCTGCTTTTTTTTCTATATCTTTTAAAGATTGCGATAGTGCTATACCCGTACTTTGCTTTACCCAACTACCAGTTCTATTAGTAAATATTACAACTTCATCATTTACTTCTATTGCATTAAAATTACTATAAGTACCATTTGTTGAAGCAATCCAAAAAACATTTTGGTCGGGTGTACCGGGATTTGTTGACGGTATTGCAATTCCGGCAAATGTCGCATTACGTCCGACCGTTGAAATAATAGATAATAAAGCATTTTGCAATATTGCCCCGGTAATTTCTTGGTTCCCATTTGATTTAATCACGTCGGCAACCGCTTGTTTTAATTGTTCATAATTTCCCATAATCTAATTAATTTAATTGTTGTTGAAATCATTATTGAAATCGTCGTTAAAACTTCCCTTATTACTGATAATATACCCACGCCCTATTTTCTTCACGACGGTATTTGTTTTAAACTCAATTTCCACGCTCGCCAAATCCCCCTGCGTTTGCCATTTCGGGGTAATTAAAAACGTGTCGCAATCGTATTCCCTGCCGTATTTATCCGTTATATGAATATAATCAGCCATACGGATAAAACGCATAACGTCGCAAAGGAACTCCGGTGCCAATATCGTACATTTAAACGTTTTGACTGATATTTGTTTTTCCGGAAAAAAATACCCGTCCCGTTCTTCGCCATCCTCTTCAAATTCATAATCCGGTTTTCCCAACTCTGTACAAAGGTACAACGTATTTTTGAAATCCGAGTTTTTATATACTATTTGCCCGGCGTCAAATACCAAATTTTCAATATCCCACCATTGTATTTTTAAGTAACCGGAAACATCTTGCACGACCGTAAACATTTCAGAATACCACGTTTGCGCGCCATCCGATAACGTCATATAATATATTCCGTCCAACTGATTTAATGGCATGGGTAATATTGACGGGTACAATATAACATCATAACCCAACGTTTGAAACCGGACAATCTGCAATCCGGTTTCTTTCATGTACGTTGTTATGTTTGCAACTTGTTTTCCGGTTTTATCGTACAATATAACCGACGACACATTATTTGCCCGTGTGTTTCTGATTATCTGAAAAGGTAACAATCTATCAGCCGGGGCAAACAACGGGTAAATTGCGCCGTATGCGTAACTTTTTCTGTGGTTCTGTTCATTTATTGACGTGTACCACGGCAAAACGCTTATATTATTATTCTGTATCATATTTCAACGTTGCTTTAATGTTTCGACTACACAAATTTACGCTTAATTTATCAACTTGACCGTTACCGATATATGTTTTAACTAACTGCATCGGGTTTGGGTCTGTGGTTCCTGCCGGGAAATTCAATGTTTGTTTCTTTTTACGTTCCAATCCTCCCATAGCATAATATGGGGAATTATTTATTTTGAAATTCCGTGCGGGCATATCATAAACCCAATATGTCGGTTGTATATTGATAAACGCTAAATATCCATTTTGCAAAAAATATTCTACGCCATCAACGGTTTGTCTTGTGAAAGGCAATTCCAATTGTCCGCCGCCGGACGGCGTAACTGCTGCAAACAATGCGAATCCATCGGAACTAATTGCACCGGGGTTTAACAACATCAAATCAATATCGGACGTAAAATTGGAAATATTTATTTCTTCTATCTTTCCGGCTGTTACATATTTGGACGTAATTTCTATTGGTAAACCCTCAAATGGTGTTGTTACATCATCCATCCACTCAAATTGATAATGTTCCGGCATTTCTACTTTGTCAAATGAATATTCAGACGTTGCAAAAGCTAATTTTTTGCCGTTCCTAACGTTTTCTAATTGTGTTAAATTATAATCAATAATCGGTTTATATCCATACGAACCGCCATTTCTAAACCAACTTACTTGTTCAATTTTAAATTTTCCGTCCTCAATATACCAATAACATTTGTAAATATCCCGTAACATCGTCATAATCTGTTGTAATGTAATCGGGGCTTTTTGCGCCGGGGTTTTATATTCGCCATTAATGATATTACTTTTCTGACTTATTAGCAACTTAAATGACTGCCCGGAAATAGGATTGTTTGTGTTATAAAGAAATTGGCTGTATTCCGGCGTCGCTTCATGCGTTATTCCGGGCGCAAATTCTTTTAATAGCACATTGATACATGACGACAATGTAAACGCATCACGCAAAGTATATGCTTTTCGGGCTTTTTCCTCTAATATCCAATCCATCAGATAAAACCCAAACCATAACGACGCATAACGCCACGTTGACCGGGCGATTGGATAAAACGTTTGTCCATATATGGAATAAGGCGGCTCAAAATACTTTCCACTGTCGGCTAATCCCCACTCGGTCGGCGTATCTGAAAAATTATTAGATATAAATGCCACGTCGATTGCGTAACCAATTGCCCGGCGGTAATTTCTATTATTATCTACAATATCATCGGACGACAACGGGTATGTATCTAAATCGTCTATTTTATCAACATCAACCAAATATCGGGCGTATATATTATAACTTTTCATATCGGCGTGCATCATACCCGTTGCTCCGGAACCCTCAACGGCGGTTAAATCAAATTCCAACGTATCAAAAGGGTTTTGCGTTGTCTTTGTATACCGGAACATTGCCACATCATCAGAACGGCGGCGTATCTCAACACCTGCTAGCCCAATAGGTAGCCCACCCGCAACTCGTTTTTGTGCAATATGGATATAATAATTTACATTTAATTCCGGGTATAAATCTCCCATAAATTCATCAGGACTTGCACCCGTCGACATCCGCCCACTATAAAGCCCGGATATTACCGCCGGGGAACCTTGCGACGTAATTTGTATTTCTTTCAAAATATTACATAGTGCAAAATGATAGGTTTGTATTAATGCGTTTTGGTCAGTCGTGGCGTTTGCGTCTTGTTCCCAATTCGTGCCGCCCAAAAAGCACGAAACAATACTATCTCCGGGAACGTATATTTGTATCAATGGGCGTTTTCTTATTGTAAGAAATTCGATTTGTGGGGCCAACTCAATTAAATTGTATTCCTTTTCCAATCCTGCCAAAACGTCGTTGTATTGGTCTATTGTTTCCGGCTGTACCGTAACCAATTTATCATCATCATTAAACGTACAATCCGTTTTCATAAACTTTGCTTTATAGTATTGATTGTATGTTTGTCCCCAATCATCGCTTTTTTCGATATATAGGAAAAATTCAGAATCAAACGGGGCGTTATTGATAATATCGTAATCAGCACGGACAAAGTTTATTTTACCGGACAATTTAGCCCGGTAAAACCTTTGATTTGTTCCCAACTCATAATCCAACGTTAAATCATCCTTATAATTGGGGCAGACGGTTTGTTTGGTTCCGTCCTCCCCTATCTGCAAAAAGAATCTATATTTTGGTGTCATAGTCTTTTTATTTTACGTTTCAAATTCTTGTAACTTTCAATCGTATTTCCGTCGCCATCCACGTAAACCCGTCGTCGGTTCTGTTCCTTAATTTCCCTTACATCATCCGACAAATTGCGTAAATCCGGGCTTTGTCCGGTAACGTTTAACGTCAAACCGTCGCCGTCTGAATAGGATTTTAAATACTTATGTGCAAACGTACCATTGTTTAGCGAATTGATAACGTCCGGTATTATCTTTCTGAAACGGCGTGAACTTCGTTTATTTATCACGGCGAAAAATTCGCCTCCCTCGGCACGTCGGCGGGTTCCGTCCGGTTTCGTTCCTAAATCAATATCATTTCCGCTTTGGTGCGAACCGCCCTCCAAAAGTTCAACGGTACCGTCGCCGTATGTTTCCGTTCCTCCGGTTCCTCCGGTCTGTTTTGCCAATTGCGCCGCCTTGATTTTAGACGCTGCAAAACTCGCCCACATTACGGCAATTGCAGGTATTGCAAACGGGAAACCTAATTGCGACCATATCAACGCCGTTGCTGTTACCATGTTTCCGATTTGCTGCAATGTTTGTATTGCTGCCTGCTGTTTTTGCGCTTTCTGTTGTTCTTTCAACGCTTTTTCTTGGTTTTTCTTTGCCAAATCCAACTCCTTTTGCGCTTGTACAACATTATTGGCGTACCCGTTTGCCCTTGCTTCCAATTCTGCATCCAACGCCGATTGTGCGGCGGAAACCTCTTTATCCGCTTGCTCAACGGCTGCATCTGCTGCGGCAACACGTGCCGCCGTGAATGTATTTAACGCATCCAATGCGTATTGCATAGACGTATTAATTGCCTCTTTTTGGTCGTCGTCCAAATTAAGCCCAAACAAACCGTAAATGTCTGTTCCTCGTTCCTCCCCTTTGGATTGCTCAATTTCTTGGTCTATTTTTTTAATAGTGTTTTGAATTGTTTGTACCTCAACATCAGACAATTTATTGGCGGCTTGCTGATTTAATTCTAAAACCTTTTGCAAACGTTCCTTTTCTGCTTGCAAACGGAATTGAGTTTTCCGGGCTTCTGAATTTCTCAACAAATCAAACTCCGATTGTGCCAACGCTTGTTGTTGGTCGAATATCTGTAATTGCGCTTGCAAATATTCGTCCGCAATTCCGGCTCCCTTTGCGTCAAAACTTGCATTAATCGCCCCGGCGTCTTGCTGTTGCCCGGTCGGTTTCTGTTGGTTCTGTAATAATGCGGTTTGTCTTTCGTTTTCCAACAACTGCATCCGCAATTGTCTTTCCTGCTCGCTTCCCTCTTTGACTGCTTGCAAACGTAATTCAATGCTTTCTTTCTGCAACGCCAATTCCTGCAATTGTCGGTCTTGTTCGATTTTCAATAATGCCTCGGTTTGTTGCTGTTCCAACGCCGTAATTGTGGCGTTTATCGCTTGGCGTCCGGTTTCGTTCAAATCCTTTTCGGTCTGCAATTGGTGTTGTAAATCCTCAATTTGGCGGGAATACTGATATTGCGTTTGTTGGCGACGCTTTGCCCATTCGTCGGTTTCCAACTGCAATTGTGCATCCTGCAATTTTCGGGTTGCTTCCAAATTCTTTTTATATGCCGCTTCAATTTGCTTTGCTTGTTGTTCTGCTGCCTTTTCCGCATCGCTTTTACCCCTTGGCGTTACGGTTGGGTTCTGTGTCGTTACGGGCTTATTGTCTGTTTGTGGCGTCGGGGTATCTCCAACAGAAACCGGGATTGTTAACGGTTTTATTTTCTTTTGCATACCATCCAAACCCTCTTGGAAATTTTCTGTTATGTCTTTAACTTGGGCTTTAACCAAATTTCCGTACGCTGCTGCATAATCTGCCAATCCTTTTTTTACTTCGTCAAAATCTAACGTAAACGCCCCCTTTAATGCGGTTCCGGTTGCTTTGACTATATCAATAAAGAATCCAAACAAATTTCCCAACGTATCAAATGTTGTTTTGAATCCGGCAACAATCCCATTCCAAATTGCACGTATCAAAACACTTTCATTGTATAACTCAATCAAGTAATTGACAACATCAATAACCCCTTTTATTATCGCCGTCAATCCTTGGTTAACAAAAACTTTTGCCTGCGTTGTCAACGTTTCAAAATTTCCTCCGGTTGCGTCAAACAACCCGGATAATGCGTTTTGCAACTCAATTTGGCTTTGCAATTGTTCCTCCTGCAATTGCGCCAAAACTCCGGCTTTCCCTTTTACTTCATCCATGTTTGTTGAAATATCTTTCAACGTGCGCAAATACTGCAATCCGGCGTCCTCTCCGGGATCCCCGAATATATCTGCAATTGCAGCCCCGACCGTTGCCGCATTATCCGGCAATTCTGCCAATTTTGCGGAAACGTCTTGTATAACATCGAACGTTGTTTTGGTTCCGGTCTGCAAATCTTTTTGAACTTGTTCCGACGAAATACCGATACCGTCCAAAGCCGCCGCCGTCGCCGTCGTCATTTCACGCAAACGCAAATTTGCCTCCTTAATTGCGTCAACGCCTTTGTCCGAAAAGATACCCATTTTGTTTGTTTGGGCTACAATCGCAACAAATTGGTCTGCTGATATTCCAGCCTCTTTGAAATATGCCGGGTATTCTTTCAACGTGTCTAAAAATTCCCCGTTCGCATCGGCTCCGGACAAAAAACCATCCTTAACCAACTGCAATGCCTCATTTGCAGAAATACCAAATTGTTTTGATAATGCGTTTGTTGCAATCAATGTTTCCCGGAAATCTGCGCCGAACGAATCTGCGACGGCTTGCACCTCATTTCTAAACGCTTTCAAATCATCGCCACTTTTCCCGGTAAATTGTTGCGTCAATCTCGTTGCCTCAACTAACCCGGCGTTATAATCGTACCACCATTTAAACGCCGCACCCGCCGCCGCAATTCCGGCAATCGCCAAAAAAACCGGGTTTGAAAGTAATCCCAACAAAGTTTTTCCCAATGCTTTTGCCCCGTCGCCAATAGCTGTAAAAACGGCTTTACTTTCAGCCCCGCCACGTCCTAACGCCAAAAGACTTTCGCCAAATGCGCTATTTAAACCTAACGTTTCTTTTAATTTGTCGCCATACGCAATAATTGCGTCGGACGCCTCCGTATAATTTCCGACGTTCAATTGAAATTTCCCGGTTGCTTCCTGCAAACGTTTCATTTCTTCGTATATTTCTTTGGTTTGTGCAACCAATTTTCGCCCCTCCTCGGTGTTTTCCCGTTCGGCTTTAGTCATGTTGTTTAAATAAATCTTATTCAATGAATATTGCGCCGATAAACGGTTATAACTACCCTCGGCGGATTGATTTATTTTCACAATCAGTTTATTAATTTGGTTCGCTTCCTGCTGTGCCAATTTTAACTCGGCTAACTTTTTGGCGTTCTCGCTTTCTGCAAACGCCAAATCACGTTGCGCACGTGCCAAACGTTCCGCATCGTCTGCGGCTTTTTTGGTTGTCTTTCGCCCGTCCTCCGTTGCGCCGGAAACCTTTTTCAGAATCTCCGCCAATTGTATTGCCTCGGCTTTGATATTTTTCAGTGCATTTGTATAGGCGTCCGAAAGTTCATCCAATTGTTTTATCAAATCTGTAATCGAATTATCCGGGCTTATTAAATCCGAATATTTGATTGGGTTGTTATTATCTGCCATACGCCGATTATTAAGTTATTTACGGGAAATTCCCCGTCTGTTGCATTTTCTTTTCTCAAATGTGTAATTTATCGCCTAAAAATAAAAACGCCGGAAATCGCCTTATTTTGCCATTTTTTGCTTGTTTGCTTTTTTGGCTTGTTCCTTGATATACTCAAATGCGTTGTAATATTCCAATACGGTAAATCTTTTCGGGTCAACGTGCAAATTCTGCGACAATATCAAACACATATTTTCAAACTGCTTGTCGTATTGTATTTCCACGCTATCCGACCCGCTAAACGATTTGGGTTTTGTATAAGTCAACAACAACGTCGTAATATGGTCTATTTCTTCCCGTTTGTCGCTTTCGTCCCCCTTTATTATCGCATCCAACATTAACATCGTGCGTTGCTTCAATTGGTCGTAATACTCTTTAACCGTGGCGTCGTCGAATAGTTTAGGAAAATACAATTGCAATTCTTCATCTATTTTTTTTTTGACCGCTTCCAATTGGGCGGTCAACTCGGCGTTCGGCGCATCGGCGAATAAATCCAATACCTTTTGCAAACCGTCCGCCGTCATATCGTTGTATTCGGTTCCGTCCACGGACTTAACCAAACAGGCAAACGCCAAATACTTTGGCGATATGGCGGATTGGACGAAATAAACGTTTTGCCGCAAATTATCCAATTCCTTTTCCGCCAAATCCGGCTTTTCCTTTCGGATAAACCGGATTGCCTTTTCAATATGCGCATCCCAATCGTTCAAATCCGACCCAACCCCGGCGTCGATAAGCAACATTTTGTTATATGCGTGAAATCGCAAAATCGGCAATTCGTCGATACTGTCGTACAACACAACCGCCCGTTCCCCTATCTTTGTCGTTTTCATAAGAGTATGCGGGTTATGACTGTTGAACAAAACGGAACCAATAACAATGCCGGGTTCCCGGTGCATATAGCAAACAGGACGGACAAAACGACCCCCGCCCACCATGATAAGCAAAAGCCGCAATTGAACATCTTAACAAAAAAGTCGTTGCCGTGAACTTGGACGTACTCAATAACGCCCCACTTTTTTAACAGGGTCAACAGGAACGCCGCCACGGTTGCCACGACCAAAACCCAAATAATGAAAGTTACCATATCGTTAAATGTTACAAGGTTGATTAACTGACAATACACCCTCAAAGCGAAAACCGCCGAACGGGTGCATTAAAAATTGATTATCTATTTCGTCCAACGTAAACCCACGGTACACGTTTTCCGCCAACTCATAAATCCGGTTTATTACAATCGTCCCGTCTTTCAGCCAAAAACCGCCATTTAGGACGGTCAATATTTCGTTCTTCAATGCCTCGGTATTCCGGTTGTTGAGTTGACCGGGGTAAACCTTGCGCAAATCGAACCAAACAATAAGGGAAAACGGGGCTTTAATCTCGCTTTGCTCTTTGGGAACCCAACCGACCGTTTGCGGGTCGTCTATCCAAAAGAACGAAAAATTGCCAATATTGGCATCCGGGGAAACGTCGATATAATCATTGTCGCCTCTCCATTCCGTCCCGCCCGCATATACGTTCGGGGTATAATAGCGTTTGCCCTGTATCACTTTGGCGATACGTTGCGCCCGCCCAAATGCGACGTCCAACCAATCGACGTTATCCATTAACCCGGTTTGTATGTTCCCCAAAACCCGGTCGATTAAAACCGGGTTGGGAATTATAGGGGTTGTTCTCTTATTCGTTGCCATATAATACGTTTTTTGCTTTCTTCATTAAGTCCGGGAATATATATTGCCAAATCAACGCCGCAATATTTTCGTCCGTCAATCCCAATATTTGCCGCCCGTACTTTTTTATTAAGTCCTCCGTTTTGAAATCCGACGCTTTTATTTCAAACTGTTTGTCGCCGACTTCCAAAAAAAACGACGCTTCAAAATCCCCGGTATCCCGTAACGTTACCCGGTTTGTCGGTTGTCCCTTTTCCTCCTTTATGGCTATCGTCAACGGCGAATACGGGGCGTAATCCATAATATCCACGCCCAAACGGTTAATACCTTGTTCAAACAATTGTTCCTCGGCATTCATATCAACAATATAGGCGTCATTGTCCCAAATGATTTGTTGAATGTATGCGCCGGACGATAACCCGTTGTTGAACGTGGCAACCCGGTTGCGTAAATCCTGTATTGACTTTAACCCCGCCATAATCTTACGTTGTCCGGTATTTTACACCGTGGTTATTACAAGTAAGGCAAATACGGTCGATACCCTGCGTATCCAACCGCAACGCCTCGTATGCTTTTTTAAGGTCATAACCCAAACCGCCGGGGCGACCCTCAACGTTGCCGTCCAATTCGTAAAGAATTTCCAACCGGGTTGCGTTTACTTGGTTCCGGTTTACCTTAACATCGGGGTTCATTGCCAACGTGCGCAACATGATTGCGGCGACCTGTCGTTGGATAACCGTTTGGAAAATTTGCCTTTCCTTAATGATAAAATCCGTTAGGTCGCAACCAACGGTTATTTCGCAATTCAACCCGTAATTCTGCGTATTGGTGTACATCGTCAACGCAATATCCCACAACTCCGGGTATTCGTCGAATGTTTCCGGGGCGTTCATCATAAACGGGGATACCTGTAAATACTTGGTTATTTCCCGCCAACGCTCCAAATCAACGTAACCCGTACACGTCCCGCACGGCTCCCGGCTCCAATCCTTTGTCATGTTAATTGCCTGCATCCCGGCGGGCAAATCGTTTTGGTTGTAACAAAGGAACCACGACCCCCCGGCGTTGTTTCCGGTACTGATATACGGTAAATAACAATCTTTCAACGGGAACCATTGAAAACCGCCGTTTGTCTGCGTAAAATTCAAATCAAACGTCTTTATCGGGTCAATTTGGGACGAATGGAAAAGATACATACGGACAACCCCGGTTGCGCCCGTCATTTGCAACCCGATTTGTTCGATTTTCATTGTTACGCCCATAGAACGAACCGGGACAATTTCAAACCCGACTAATTTATGATTATTCGGCACCGTCGCCCGGATACGTCCCGCACCGTCAAAGAACGTGCGCCGCTCCAACAGGTTCTTTGTTTCCTTATCCAATCCCTTTATTTGCGTGAATGTTTGTACCATTTGCGCAATACCGTTACGTGTCAACCGCTCCAAATAATCGGAAATGAAATTGTACGGTTGCCAATAGGGGTTGCCGTAATCGTCGTTGTAATCGTCGTTAAAATCGCTTTCGGTCGGTTCCTCGTTTTGGTTGTCCCGTGCCGCAATCCAAACTTTGTTGTTGTGTCGAACCTTTTCCCCGGCTTTGTATTCCCTTATCATATTCCAAACCGGATATTGAAAAACGAAATCATCCGGGACGATTGCCCGGACATTATCCAAAGTAACAAGGGGGTGCGCTCCTTGAAACGTCAAACCGCTTTCCGTCTGCGTTAAATTGTCGTCTATCGCCTTTGCCGGGTCGTATGATTGTTCCCACCCGACGACGTGCAATAATGCGTCCTGTATTTCTTTAAGTCTATACATAAGCCCAAATATAACCGCCGCAAGTCTTTTTTATTCCCTTGCAACATTTAATAATATTACTATCATTCAAACCCGTTTCCCGTTGTGCATCTTTTACGGATAAAAAGGTTTTTATTAAATCGCCACAAGCGGAATACATCGCAATTTCTTTCGCTCGTTGGTGCAATCCGCCTAATCGCCCCGTCATATATACGCCAATCTTTTTATGTAAGCGGGATTTTGTTATTGGATTATTACAATTTTCTTTTGCTGTCACCCAACGCAAGTTGTCCGCATGGTTATTGGCTCGGTCGCCGTCGATATGGTCAACACATGGTTTGTTTTCGGGATTGGGGACAAAAGCCGCCGCAACTAAACGATGAACGTTTATTGTTTTACGAATACCATTACATAACACTACAATGTTATAGCCCTGTTTATTTGGAACTATTTTAAGCAATTTTGTTTTATTGCGTATATTTCCGAAATTACTTATTTCGTAATTAGGGAAATCGTTTATTACTTTCCAAGTCTCCATATCAATGAATTAAAAAGGGGGCGGGGATAACCACCCCGTCCCCTCGGTTTAACAATTCGTTATGCTCCGGCGTTATACGCTCGCACCTCCGGCGGGAAATTCCGCTGCGTTGGTTACATATACGGGCATACCCAACGGCTCGTTCGGATTGCGGGCGGCAATCTCGGCTTTGATAATCGGGTTTGCCACGGTATTCGGGTCGCTGTTGTAAGCAACCATATACGCCACGTCAACGGAAAATCCGAAATACTCCTTAACGGCGCACGTCAAATCGGCGGTTGCGGCGCCCATGATTGCGGACTGGTCGCCAACGGCGGTGTAATAGTGCGAACCAACGGGCAAATCAATGTACGGCAAACGTACAACGTCCCATTCGTGGAAATTCGCACGGGTGCGGCGCAATGCCTCACGGTCAACACGGGTAAGGATACCAACATTACCGTCAGCAACGGCAAACATGGTTCCCATTTTGCCCGTTTCGTCGGTTACGTTGTTCGTGTAGTGCAAAACCTTGTTGTCGTACTCCATGCGCTTGTTTACGTCGTTGTAAACGCCATGTTGCGCAAGTTTACGGATAAGGCTATCAACCCCGGCGTTGGCGATAATGTGGATATATTCCGGGTAACAGTTAGCCCGCATAATCGGGTTAATATCGCCCAAAATCTCGGTCGCCATTTGGGTTGGAACCTGTACCACATAGCCCGACTCCGTGTAATTAAGCAACGTTTTGAACACCTGTGTTTTGTTTGCCTCCAATGCGGCAACGGCTCCGACGTCCAATTTGTCCGCCAAAGCCCGGCACGTCTTTTCCATTTTGCGCAAAAAGTCGTGTTCATAGGAAATTTCGTTGTTCATATAGGCGGCGGGAACCATTGTAAAGCCAATGGCATAAGTCGCCCAAACAACCGTTACCAATGCGGACGTATTCTCATCGTCAGCGATAACACACGAACGGACATTGCTAACCTGTACATCGCCGTCGTAATTGATAACGGGTACTTGTACCGTGTTACCAATAGACGCAAACGCACGGTCACGCAAATTGGGGTTAATGATTGAGGACGGGGCGTTGGTTTGCTCAATGAAAAAATCCAATGCGCCATACTCACACGGGCGGGTCATATTACGGTCTAATTCCGGGTTCTCAATCCGCCAATTCTGCAATCTTGTCGCTACTAATGACATAATGTTAAAAATTTAATTGTTATTAAATGCGGGTTTACCCTTTACCCGTGATTGTTTACTTTTCCGGCAATGCGGCAATATTGTTGTCCTGCCATGCCTGTTTCATTGCGGCGTCGAACTTTTCGGAACCCGCCGTTAAACCCTGCGCCATAAGGTTTGCGGCGATTGCTTCGTAAGCCTCGACACGGGTTTTTGCGCCCGTTATGTCAATGGTTGTTCCGCCACCACCGCCGGAACCGCCCGCCGGGGGAACCGTTCCGCCGCCTCCGGCTTGGCGTCCCTTATCCAAAATACCCATTGTTTCCAATTCCTTTGCCAACAGGTCGCCGGGGGTGTACGGGTTCAACTGATTGTTCGGGTTACGCATAATTGCGCCGCTTTCGTCCTTAAAAGCAAGGATTTTACCGCCTTTTCCGTCGTCGATATATTCGGGGTTCATACCCTTAATTTTGTCGATTGCTTGCGCTAACAAAACCTTTGTTGCGCTTTCGGGCAATCCCGGTTTGAATTTCAACCCGGCGGTTGCGGTCTGCAATGCACCCTCGATACGAACGCCGAACAACTCCGTTTGGAAATTTTTTTCGGCTTCATCGTACTTGCTTTTGAGGTCGTTAAACTGCGTTGTTACCGCCGTTAAATCGGCTTTCGCCTGTTTCAACGCCTTTGCCGTTTCCGCATCGGTCGCACCGTCGGCAATTGCCTTTTCCAAACGTGCCTTTTCTTTCGTCAGACTGTCGATTTGGGTTTGCAATGCGCTTGCGCTTTCCGCTTTGGTTTTGAACTCGGCGACCACACGTTTTGCGTAATCAAACGTCTTTTCGGTTCCGTTCTTTGCGATACCGGACGCCGCCAAAATATCGGCATCCAATCCGCCGTAAATTTCGCCCGTCTTTTTGGCGATAACGCTATTTTCGTCGTTGGCGGACAATGTTGTAATTGCCGCAATTTGTTCGTCCGTCAAACCGGACAAAGCCGCATTTGCAATTAAAATTTCTCTCGTTAACATAATATTCTTACCCTTTGAATTAATTAAGTGCGATTTCTGCTACTGCTCCGCTGTTTGCGTTAATAATATCAATTGTGTATTTTGGGGAATCCCCGGTTGTGTCAACCAACCAACTAACAACACGTGCATGGCTGATTTTCTTTTCAACCTCTTTTGTTACCAAAATGACGTCGGCAATTGTTCCGCCCTCAATACATTCAATCAACTTTTTCTTTGTGTCGCCATCCAATGCGGCGGCGGTTGTTGTTACTTCAATAACCAAATTGTCCTGCTGTGCAATCTGTGCCATAATCATAATTTTAATAGTTTAATACTCTGTTACTTTTTCGCTCCGGGTTTGTCCTCGGCTTTGGTTTCTTTGGCGGGTTCAGCCGGGATAACTCCCGCCGCTTTCAGTTCTTCCAAAATTTCAGCCTTTAACGCCGCTTTTTCCTCGGCTTTGGCTTTCGCCTCGGCTTCTGCCTTTGCCTTTGCATCGGCGGCGGCTTTTTCCTCGGCGGCTTTCTGCTGTGCGGCGGTTCGTGCCGCTTTTTCCTCGGCTTGCGCCTTGACGTACTCGTTGGGGTCGTGCAATACGGTAATCGTGTAACCCTGTTTTTTCAGTGCGTCCAAAATGCCGTTTTCAAAGGACTTTTTGCCGAACTTTTGGATACGGGGAACGGATAAGCGTTTTCCCGTTTCGCTGTCAAACTTGCGTACCTCAATAACGCAATGATACAAATGTTGTTCGTTGCTCGGTACAATGTAGTTTTCGGGGGTGACGTAGGTAATTGCGACGTCCTTTGTTTTACCCTCGGTTGCTGTTTTTACTTGCATACTCGTTAAATTTACTTGTTATTATTGAAATCTTTTGGTCGAATGGTATTTGCGTTCCAAATTCCAAAATGTTTGTATTCTCCCGTTCAAACCTGCGAACAAAGTTAGCGAAATTCAACTTTATACGCAATTCATTCTCCGGGATTAAGTTACGCCCGTACAAATCCAATACCTCGTTCCGGGTCAAATGGCGGTACGGCTCCAATTCTGCCAATATCAACATACGTTGCAATTGGGTTGGGTTGTTCCGGTACTCCGTTTCGATAATCTGATTTTGTAGGGCGTCCAATTCTGCCTCACTTGCGCCGCTTTCCTTTGCCGACTTGTAACGGTTCCGCAACTCGCTTGCGTCGTACAAATAGAACTCCGTGCCGTAATTGACTTTTGCAGATACGAACATATTGCCGTATCGCAATCGGCAAACCGTTTCATCGACGAACTGTTGGGCGGCTTCAAAGCCTTTTTTCACTCGGTTTAATACCGTGCTTTGGCTCTCAAATGCGGCTTTAACCTGTTGTTCGTTGAATGCCTCCCGTTGGGTTACTTCCTCGTTTTGTCCGACGACGGCGGTAATAATGTTTTCCCGCAATCGCTTTTCTTCCTCAACGTTATAATCCAAACTTGTACGGTCAACGGTCAACATTTGTACCGGGTTCCGCAAATCGGGTTGTTTGTCCCCGTCCGGTATCGGTATTTCAACAAAGGAACCCGCCCCGGTAATCCGTTTGTCGCCGCACTTGGGGCAACGCATCAATAACCCGGCTTGGTCTAACCTGTAATACCCTTGTTTGTCTTTCAAAAATCCACCGTCGCAATAATCGCCGTTTTCGGCGTTTGTAAAATCGCACGATTGTTCGTAACCGGAATATATCGGGTACGCCCCGTACATATCCAAATGCCGCTTCGATATATGGAAAAACAAAAACCAATCCAACGCCTCCAATTCTTTTGTTAGCGGGGATTGTTTAACGTCCGGTTCTCGCAAATTCATTGGCTCGTTCCAAAAGAAACGGGCGGGGCAATAGCGCAAATCGTGTGGGTTATCAACCAATAATTCGCCTATGTTGCCGCCGTCGTCCTCTGCAAATACTCTGTATCGTTCATCGTCAATAACTGCAATACGTTTATCGGGTTGGCGGAAAATTATCCAATCCATAACCCCGGTTGTCCGGTTTGCCTCAAAGGTTATGACGCTTTCGATAGGTAGCCAATAAAAATACGGGGTCGGGTATCGGTCGGCGGGGTTTTGCTCGGCGGGCAAATCAACTATTAAGACGCTGTTTATTTCCGTCTTGAAAAACTCCCAACCTTTCGTGCTCCAAATTTCCGGCTCCTTTAATACATCTTGGCGGTAATACTCCCAATCGTCCCGTTGTTCCGTGTTTTGAAATTGATAGTTGAACGCCGGGTTACGACCGTCGAAAATACGGCTTAACTTATCAAAACAAATGCCCGTTACCTCGTTGGTACGAACGGGGTAACGGAACAATGTTTTGAAGATTTTGAATTTATCGTGCGGGATAAGATTTTGAACCCATGCCAAAAAATCGGTCGTGGGTAAACACATTAAGGGCGTTACGTTGGTTTGGGCGTGAAATTTAATGCGGTTTTGGTGTATGACCGCTTTATTTATCGTCGCCTTTTTCCTCGGTTCCGTTATTTCCTTTCTTATGCGTTTTATATCTAATCCCATTTTCTTTGCTAAATTCAAAAGGTGTTTTTTCGGGCAACTGCCAACCGCCATTGTTAGGCATCCGCAACAGGCGTTCGGCGTGGTTAATCTCAAATTCTTCGGTCGTGTTAAGGGTCGGACACTCCAACACGACCTTTGTAACTTTCGCCGTCATTACTTTCATGCGGGTTTCAAATCCGTAAGCGGGTTAAACGCCGGGGCAACAATCACCAAATCGTCCGACCAATTCGGCAAAAACGACCATTGTATTGCGTTGCTGTCCGGGGCTTCCAATCCGCCCAACGTCTTATCGCCGATAAACAACGAACGTATCGGTATCGGGTAATATGTACCGTCTGTACTCCCCTTGATTGCGCCGATTGCGCCGTTTTCGTCGAAAATGAAGATACCCAAATTGTCGCCCCAACTTTCGCATTGCATTTCCTTTAATGCCTTGATAACCGCTTGCGGGGCTTTGCGAATAACTCCGGTAAACGGGGTCGGTTCACGTCCAATAATTTCTTCTACGCCTCCCAACGTTTCGTTACCGCCTCCAAAGGTGAGGGGGGCTCCCGCCTCGGCGGTCGGGGCTTGGATATACGGCGAAACAACTACTTTCGTGCTATCCTCCGCCGATAACAGGGGCGTCCACGACGCTAACGCCGTAATCGCTTTTTCACTCGTAAAACTGTTTTTGCTTCCGTCGTCTTTCATAAGACGTTGAAAAGCCACTTTCTGAACCTGTCCGAAACTTTCCGAACATTTAATTGCGGGTACATCGGGCAACGCCGCCCCCGCCGGACATTTACAAATCATACTTCTTTGTTTTTAACGTTAAAAATATTATTACTTTCTCCGGGGCTGTCCCTTTGCCCCCCTCGTTTTGGTTTCAAAGTTATAAACTTTTTCCCGGATAATCTTGCATATCTCAAAAATATTGCTAATTGCGTCGTCTTACGCCTCGGTTTGCGTGTGCGTATGGCTGTATATTGCCGTCCGCAATCTCCTTTTCATATATCCCGGTCAATCCGTCCTCCGGGTCGTCGTGCGTATTGGCTCCGAAATTGCGCAAAAATCCGGTTACATGGTCGTAAACGGCTTTGTACCGGGTTTCCCAACCGAACGGCATAATTATATGTTGATTAACCATTGCGGACGCTGTTATTATCCGGCTTTCCTTGTTGCCCCCTTGATAAAACGGGTCGGTAATCGCCCGGACTTTCTTTTTGATAACCTTTTCATAACCCGCACCACCGTTGTTGCTCTCAACCCACGCTTTTTGCGTCCCGTTCCGGTTAATCATCGCCGGGACGGTTACGGTTGTAACGTCCGTATTTTCGTCCGTCATTTCCATATCTGTAATAAGGGCAAACAATATCGGCTCCATGCGCTTTGTTTTCTCGTTGAAAAACAGATTGTCGGACTTATACACGTCATACGTTGCGGCAAACAACAGGTCGTCGCCCTCGTCGGCAACGTCAATGTATGCGCCGGAACGAATGTACGTGCCGTAATCGGATTTTTCGACCCACGTTTTGAAAGGTTGGTACAATCGACCCTCGGCGGAACCGGGGTTGCCTTGATACAGGCATTGAAATTGCACCGGGTCTAATGCCTTTTGCGCTTCCAACTTTTGCTTACTGTGTCGGCTTTCCCATAATGCCGCCCCCGGTTCCCGTGGGTCTATCTCGGTCGGTTCCCCGGTTTTCAACCCCTCAAAGTTTATGCGCACCCACGCCCCCGGCGTTACGTCCTCCAAATCCGCCCAACACTTAACATCAATAATCGTTTCGCCGCTCTTTTCAATGCGCCCTATCAAATCGTCGTCGTGCCAACGGGTAAATACAATCAATTCTTGACTATCATTGTGTAAACGGGTGCGTACAACGGTCGTGTACCATTTCCACGCCGCCGCCCGTACTATCGGGCTGTTACCCTCGGCGTAATCTTTATACACGTCGTCCAATATCGAAACGTCCACGGTTTTAGACGTCAGCGAACCGCCACGACCGACGACACGCAACGACCCCTTACGCCCGACCATTTCGATAACATCGGAATTGCGCAAATAGGTATTCGCCATTGTTACGACGTTCGACCCATTTAAGTACGTGCCGGGGAATAATTCACGATACCGGGGCGTGTCGATTATTCGTTGAACGTCCCGGTTAAAATCCCGTGCGATTGTCGCCGCATACGAACCGATACATATTTTGCGGTCGGGGTCTAACCCCAACATAAATGCGGGTAATTTGCGGCTTGACCCCTCCGATTTGCCATGTTGCGGCGGCTGTTGTACAATCATCTTTCGTATTTTGCCATGCGCAAACATATCCAACAGGGTATAATATACAACATGAAACGGTTCCAATACCAAATCCGGTTGCATATACCGGGCAAAGTTGATAAGACGTTTACGGGCGGCGGCTCGCACCAATTCGCCGGGGTCTGCCTTGATTGCCTCGTACATCTTCAATAATTCCTCGTTGCTCATGGTCATACAATTTTATCGGGTGTAACTATCAATTCGCCGGGCTTTTTCGGTATCCAATTCAAACACGCCGTTTCGCTCCTTATCCGGGAACGGTTCGGGGTAAACGGACAACGGCAACAAATCGGCAATCTATTTGCAACATCTAAATTCTCATAGTTGAAATACCAAACACCGTGTCCGCAATCCCCGCAATAATGGTTCGTTTTGGTTACAACCTGTTTAACAACATTCATTCGCTTTGCCATTATTGCGCCCCTCCTTTCTCGGCGATTGTCTTTTGAAATTCGGCGGACTGCAATTTGTCGGCGACGGCAAACAACAGGTCGTCCGGGATTGCCTTAACATCGTATTTCGGTTTATCGTCGTCCGTCCCGGCGTTGTATCCGGGTATCTCGATTTTAACGGGTGCATCAAATCCCAACATCTTTGCCCGGCGTTGTTGAATGTTCAACAGCAAGTCCAAAAACCGGGGATTGCCCGCCGACGTTTCAACGGTCGTTTCGTCATACCCGTAATATTCCGGGTCGCCGTCGGTCGCATCCGTTTTGATAGGACGCCCCCGGTTGGTTTTCTCTTTGGTGCGCTGCTTTCCGGTTTTGGATACCTCCCACGCCTCCCACGCTTGTTGCTCCATTTTATCCAACTTGCGCAATTCCTGCGTAACATATTCGTCGATTGTATCCAACCGTTCCCGCTTCCATTCGATAAGGCATTGTTGCAAATCGTAATAAACCATTTGAAACGAAATTGTATAACCCATTCCACGGGCGGACAAATCCCGGTTCAATGCGTCCGCAATTTCCCGGTACGAATAACCACGCAAAAATAAATCGGCACAAAACCGAATGTCATAAATTCGTTGTTCCTCGGAACGTTTGTTGTAGCCTAATGGCTTCTTTCTCTTTTTCATCGTCGAACCTCTTTTAATGTCAAACAGGGTTCAAAATCTGCCTTTTACGCCTTTTCGTCCTTTGGCTTGGTTCCTTATCGGCTCCTTTGCCTTTGTTCTTTCGTTCCGGGCTTTATCCTTTCCCCTGTTTACCTCCTTAAAACGTTGCTGACCCTTTTGCAAGTTATTTGCACGGAATTTCCATTTTAAGAGGCTTTATTGTCTTATTCAATACTTTCTATATCTCGGTGGTTATCTTTTAACCACGGGGCAAATTTACGGCTTTTTCGCCGCATTGCCAACCGTTTGTTCTCTCTCACATATAAACGGCAAAACCCCGGCTTTGTTTCCGGGGCTGATTGCCTAATTGCTTATGCCTATTTCGTACCTACCATTTGAGCAACGAAAATAATGTTGCGTTCCACGGGGGTTGCTGTATTCCGTTCCCCCTTTCATTTCTTTTATTGCCAAACATACCGGGGCGGGCTTTCCATTTACCGGAAATTCCGGGTTAAAATATCGACACGTTCCGCATATCTTTTCGGGCTTCGATTGTCCGGGGCAATTACTTTTTCCCATTGTTGCCCCCTTTCCTTTTGTTCTTTGCCCGGCGTTTATCCCGTAGGTTCCTTTTCGGCATTTCGACCCGGTGTATTTCTACTTTGGAACCGGGGAACATCTTGCCGAAAAATTCCGCCATTGCTCGCACCTCCTTTGGGACGTCGAACGCCTCCGGCTTCTTATGCTCCGGGCAAATCCCCCGAACCGGGCAATTGTCGCAATCCTCATTCCGCACAACCTCGCCCGGCTTATCGGCTTCTTTGAACCCGTGCCAATTGTCCCTCCGTGCGGACGCTTCGGCGAAATTCTCCATTGCTTCAACTGCTACTTCCGCCAATATGTAATCCGGGGTATCGTTAAAATGCGCCTCCAAAGAATTACGGTTGATAACCTCGGCAATCTCTTTCAAAAATTTTTCTCTTTTGTTCATCGCTTTATTGATTTTTGGGTTTGTACTCTTGGCACGGCATAACGCCGCACGATTGTTCGCATTTGAACGCCTCGCAATAATCGTTCCCGTTGACGTCCTCGTTTGTAAAGTTGGCGCAATTCCCGCATCCCTTATCGCCGGGTTCTTTCGGTACGCTTACGCCTTTCGGCTCAAACTCCCGGTTAAACTCTCTTTCCGGGCGGGTTGTCAATCGTCCGTCCGGTTCCCGGACAATGTAGTACGTTTCCGGGGCGTCAATGGAAATGCCGTTGCCGTCCGGGAACGAATAAACCGCCCGCCCGTTTTGGGTTCTCGGTATCGTCATGGTTCCGCCTCCGGTAAATCTCAACAGGTCGTCCAAATTGTCCCGGCGTACCTGTATTGCGTCAACTTCTAACAACGTGCGGCAATATCGGGTTCCCGCCGTGGCGTCCGGCTCAACTAACCGGGTGCGGATTTGTTCCGGGTATTCCGTCGGGTCGTACTCGACGTTGAAAACAACGGCGGCGTCTAACGTGTGGGTAACTAACAAGCGTTTCCCCAATCGTCCGGCGACTGCCTGTTTTAGTGCTTCAATTGCGTTTTCCTGTATCTCGGTTGTGTCAACCGTGATTTCGTAACGGTCGGGTTTTTCCTCGACCTCCGGTTGGCTTTTGGCAATATCGCCAATCATAACCAACAATTCCGCATCAAACGGGTTTAACTTACTTTCTGTCATGCTCTAATTTTTTATTCGTTCTTACTGTTTTCGGATATGCCAACCGCCAAAATATCGTTTTTCGGTCGGTTCTGTTGTACTTATCGCATTGCCTACCTATTCCGGGGCAATCTTCCCTTTGGATTTTGCAGCGAACGCAACGTTGCGTAAATATTGCGGGGTTGTTGTTGGCTAATCGTGCATCCGCCGCCGTCCATATCTCGGCAATCAATACCATACCCCGGTAAACGCAACGTTCGCCGGGGTTGTACTCTCTGTTTGGGTCGAACGGTTCGGGTTGCTTAACTCTCATTCTTTGCCCGCTTCGTTTACATAGTCAAACAATGCGTCCAAATCGTCCTTTGCGCCTTTTACGCAAATTCGTACCCTATCGCCCCCGGCTAATGCGATTTCGACAATCTCACAATTATACCGGGGGGCGTTTATCTGTATCATTGCCGCCGTGGTATTCGTTACAAACTCGTTTCTTTCTTCCATGCTCTCGGATTTTTGAAGTAAATTAAATGCCTCCGTTGGTTCGTTCTCGCTTTGACACGCCCCCAACAAAAGCGTTGCCAAAGATAACAATAAAATCTTTGCTTTCATCGTTTTACCTTTCTTTTAATCCATATAAACCGTATGCCAATGCCGACAAACAATATTTTCGCCTCAATATCAACATAACGGTCGTAACCGTTTATTGCATCAATGGATACCCCAAATTGCCAACTATGATATTGCCAATACTCACGGGCGTAAACATAGACGCCGACCCGCCCAACGTGTATGCCTGTTTGGACGGTGTGTTTGTCCTTACTCATTGTGTGCCTCCTTTCTTGCTAATTCATAACCCTCTTTATCCAATACCATAACTTTAGGATATTCGACAATACAACCTTTTGTATATACGAGATTATAGATACCCAATTGCCCCTTAATTGGCATTTCAATAACACGTCTTGGGTTGCGCATCAACCACCCGTACCCCTTTGTTATTTTCGCCCTCTTTTCCTTTGGAATCCGGGTGTTTTCCCAATCCTCCGGCGTAAACTCTTTTATCGGCTTTACGTCGTACAACTCAACCAATCCCAAAGTAACGCCGCTTTCCATTCCCGGATAAACCGGGGACGCTGCGGAACATATCAGCACGTCGCCACGGTATGACGTGTTTTTGCTCCTAACTTCAATTGTCTTTTCCCCGTAAACAATACCGTTTTCGTCCTTGTACGCCTCCGTTACCAAATCATTTGCGTATGGCTGTTTTACGGTCAACGCACGCCAACGGTCGTGCTTTTCCGGGTTGTAATCCTTATTGCTGTACTGCATATTTACTTTTTATTTTCGGGTTCCTCGGTTTCGTCGCCGGGTTCCGGATAATGGATAAATCCAATTTGCCGGACGTTTTGGATTGGCTCGTAAATGATAACGACAACATCGCCGTCCGTCCTTACTCCGACCAATCGGCAATCGGCGGGAACCTCAACCCGTATTTCACTTTTCATTGTTAAACAAATCCCAATTAACAGGGACACAATACCCCGGCAATTCTCCCCGGTCAATCCCCAACGGATTAACAATACTATTTTTCCAATAGATACGGGGTTGTTCCGGGCGTCCCTCCCAATGTTCCGCAATCGTGTCGTAAATCAATCGTATTTCCCGTTTCGGATATTTTCCGCCGCTCTGCAACCCGATTTTATACAGGTCAACGAACGGATACGACAATTTGATTATCCCAATTGCCCGGTCGTACATTCCCGGCGGGATTGGCTCCACGCTTGCAAAGGTGCGGAACCCGTGGCGTTTTGCCCGTGCCAACACATTAACCCGCATCATATTTGGGTCGGCGTTCGGCTCCAATTCGTCGCAACCTGTCAACGTTGCGCCCAAAGCGATACGGGACACGTCCCAACCCTCGGACGCCTCGGCAAAATCAATGAAGCGGTTCAACCCCTCGGCGCATTTGCTCAATATCTTAACCGGGACGCCGTGGCGTTGGCATACGCCGACCGCTTGACGGGTCAACCGTTCCGTTTCCGGCAACAACGGGTCGGTCGTGAACGAAAAGAATAACCCCGTTTTCTGCAATTCCTCCTTATGCGCCAACAATTCGTTTTTGAAAATATCCAAAGCGTATGGATATTCCCGCAACGTCTTTTTCAACTCCGGGCGACTGCCTCCCAATACCTTTGCGCCACGACCTTTGCGCAAATAACAGTAAGTACAACCGTTGGAACAACCGACAAAGAAATTGGCGGCGTTCTCGGCGTATTCCCCGGCTTTACCTTTTGGGCTGTAAATAACCCGTCCGTTTATCGCTCCCATATCGTCAACGGCTTAAAATGGTAAATCGTCGTTTCCGTCGGGGGCGGGTGCATCCGGCACGGGCGGCGGCGGTACTTGCGCCCCGGCTCCGGTCGCTTTCGGGGTCAACATTTCCATATCGGTTGCGACTATCTCGGTAACATACCGTTTGACGCCTTGCGCATCGTCATAACTCCGGGTTCTCAATTCGCCCTCAATATACAGTTTGTCGCCCTTTTTGACGTACTGATTGGCGACCTTTGCCAACCCGTTTTGCAATACGACGTTATGCCATTCGGTACGCTCCGGGGTTTGCCGCCCGTCCTTTGTGGTATAACCTCGTTTCGTGGTTGCCAACGAAAAGGTCGCCACGCAACCCCCGTTGTCGAACTCCCTAAAACCCGGGGCTTTCCCGGTATGTCCCACCAAAATAACCTTGTTTACACTCATACAAAAAACGCTTTAATTATCCAAACAATGATACTATACAACGCCCACATATAAGACGCAACCGTTAACGTCACGAACGTGTATAACGCAATTTTATATCCGGTTTTTGATTTTATTTTCATGTCACTTGAATTTTACGCAATCCAACAAATATTGTTTCTTATCGTCCGACCATCCGGCGGCATGGTTTATCGCTTTTCGGTCGTCGTCGTGTACGAACTCACAAACCCAACCGCCGACGCTTGATTTTTGAACTAATCGAACCAATTTACCAACAATGAAAGAACGCAATTTGTAATAACCTGAATTTTCGCCAACAAACAAAACCCGTCTTTCTGCATTTATTTCGGGCGGATTTTCGATTTGCGGTCGTTTCTCCCTTCCCGGGCATGTTTGTACCCGTCTGAAATCATTTTTGATTGAACGGCGGGAAATTGCCCTGTAATCGGGTGTTCTTTTTTTCGTCCTCATATTTTCAAACTTCTGTATTCGTTTTTAAGCAATTCATTAATCCGGACGTTGCCCGGATATATACGCATTTTCGTTTTATCCCCATTCTCCCAACATGAATGATGTTCAAAACATAGTATATTTATATTTCTTGCATCATGCGCCATTTCGGGAAACGCTCCACGGGTCAATATATGCGAACAATAAACGGCGGAATAATTCCGTAACGGCTTTAAACATTCCTCGCATCTGTGCGGCTTATGCTCCCAAACCCACCGGAAAAACCGTTCGTTTGCCTGTGGGATATTCCCACGACCAAAAACGCAATGCCCGAACAATTCCCGTTGGATTTCGACACGCAACCGAATATCCATTGTAAACCGCTTGTAATCCAATAGGGGGCAAAACCCCCTATCGGTTACAAATTGGTATTCTTCCCGGTCTGTTAGCAATATCGGCTCCATTGCTTACATATCCGCCGTTTCGTCCTCCGGGTCGTCCTCGTTAGCCGGGTCGCCGACCTCCGGGAACAATCCGTCCTCCTTTTCCGGCTCTGCGACCAAACCCGGTGCGGGTTCGCCGTCAGCCCCGAACAATTCCAATTGCGCCTTTTTGCCTTTGAACAAAAATGCGTAAACCTCGTTTTCAATGTCCGCAACGATTGCTTCCAATTCCTCCTCAAAACCGAACGTTTCGGTATTGAATTTCAGACGGGGCGAATTTATCGCCGTCTTTTGGTTGTTGGATACCGTGAACAATCCCGTAAGGACGACCCCAACGTTATCGTCTTGACCGGAATAGGACACGCCCCGAACCTCAATGTTTTTCAACATTTCGTCGGCGAAATTGCGGGCGACCTCCTTTTGGTTCTTGTTCGCCTTAAAATCGTCGGTTTCGACCATTGACAAAAAGGACGTGATATTGAAAATACGTCCCATGATTGGGCGCAAGCGGTCGAAACATTCCCGCAAATCGGGGTGTATATCCTTTGCGCTCTCGACGTGGTATTTGTTCGTATAACTTTCGTTGCCGATTGTTTCGGTAACTTCATAATGAACATCCAACCCGCCGTCTTTTAACGTCTTGACTTTCGATAATGCAAACGACTTTTCCGACGGTATCGGCATTACGTTTGCGGTTTCTTTTTTCTCGCTCATTTTTTGATAATTTATTTGTTGCCGGGAACCCGCCCGGCTCGGTTTTACAAATCTTCCTCAACGTATCGTTTTAACTCGGCTTGGAACAATTCCCGTTCCTCGGCTTCCGTTGCAATCAATTCGTCGTACAAATCTTGGTCGAATATCTCGTTAATCGCATCGTCCAACAAAGCAATCAATTTTTCCGGCTTAACGGCGTCTAATTCGACCTGTCCCAATCCGTCCCAATTTGCCGTCCGGCTGTCTGTTTCCTTTGCCGGGGCGGGCGGCAATCCCCATTCGATAACCTGTTGTTCCATTAGGGCAATACGGCGTATTTCAACCCCGTAAACCCCGAATTTCTCCAAATTCTCGCCAATTGACCGGGGTATATCTTCCCCGGACGGGTCGTAATCTCCGAAATACAGGATTATAGGTTGTTTCCCGTTGCTTATGGCGTCCCGCATACGCTCGGACAATTCATATAAGAACGTCAACGACGGATACCCTTTGCAAGCACCAACCGCAATGCCCCATTTGGCGCACGGTTTCGCAAAAACGCCCTCCAATGCTTTCTTTTCAATAAGGATTTCGGGATAATAGGGTTGATTTTCCCAACGGTTTTTCCCATACGAACGCATCCACGCCCGAACCTGTTGTTTTGCTTCGTCCTGTTTGTCCTCCAAATTGGTTGGCTCGGCGTGGGTATAACCACACATTGCCCTATCTCGGTCGCTGAACGCCTCAAAATCAACCCGACCGTCCCACCGGGCGACCTCCATTGCGGCGACGACACGTTTGTAATGTTGCAACGTGTTCGTCATGCCGATACTAACCAATTGATAATGCAACGCACGGATTGTCAAAACTCCGGGTTCGTATCGGCTCAAAATCTCAACGGAATTTTCAATTATCCAATCCCGTGTAAATTCGTCTTTCGTTCGCTTTGCCATATTCTAAAAATCTGTTTCGTCCAACAAATCCTTTGTCGTCTTATTCCAGGCGACCGCCGGGCGTTGAGGCTCCGGGATTGGTTCCGGTTCCGGTACGGGTTCCCGCTTGGGGTTCCCGGTTCCGATTGGCTCCGTTACGGGGTTCGGGTCGTAAAACTCAATGCCCCCGTTTCCGGGCTTTTCCGGCTCAAATTTCGCTTTGAGTTGTTCCGCCGGGTATTCCTTTTGCTTCAATTCGATAATCCCCAATTCGACCAATTCCGGGACGCATCGGCGTAATGCCTTAACGTCCTGTAATGCGTCGTGCGCCGGGAATGTTTCGCCGGGGAACAACTTTGCAAATAATTCCTCCAATTTGGGGAATTTTCCCGGTTTGCCATTCTGATACAATGCGCCGACAAATTTAATAGTTTTCATCATTGTATCAATGCGCTTTCCCTTGTGCAATGCGTCCTCGGCTTTGGCGTCGTAATACTCTTTGCCGCAATAACGCAAAATGTTCGCTTTCAACATCGACGTATCGAAATAAATGTTGTGCGCACATACAAGCGGTGCGGCGTTTGCATCCGCTAAAAATTCATCCACAACCTCGGCAAATGGTACGCCCTCTTTAATTGCCCGTTCGGTTGTTATACCGTGTATTGCGGTTGTTTCCGGGGGTATCTCGTAATTATCGGGTTTGATAATATAACTTTTTTCCTTATCGCCCAACGACCATGCCAATTGGACGACGTGCGGGAATTGCTCAAAATCCGCATCCCATTTCAAACCCTTTGCCGGACACCCGGTTGTTTCACAATCAAAGAAACAAACATCTTTCAAATCAATTTTTTGCATAACCTTAAATATTAAATCGTTAATTACTGTTTTCGCTCTCATTGCGGTATTTATCCCGCTTTTTCTCCAACTCCAAAACGTCCCGGTTTTCCTCAATGTATTGTTTTACATCTTTGCGGCAATATGGTTGGTTCTCTAACCAAAGCAAATGCCAATACGGTACGTTTTCCATCGGTTGCCCCTTAAATTTACCTTGTGGCATCGGGGATTTGTCATTTAATTCATCCATTTTTATACCTCCAAATATAATTATATGCGGTTTTTACTAAACCATTACAGCAATTAGAAATATTACTTCTATGATAATTAAGTTGCCGTTGTATTTCCATCGTAGTAACCCATTCTTTGATAAAATTACCCTCTAAATCATATTGCAAAACGGCTTTACCGCCTTTATTTATTTTTTTGCCCTTATATGTGTTGGGGGCATTATAATTATTAGAATTTTCTTTAGCCGTAACCCAACGCAAATTATCTGCATGGTTATTGGTTCGGTTGCCATCGATATGGTCGATACATGGTTTGTTTTCCGGGTTCGGAATAAAAGCCGCCGCAACTAATCTATGAATTACCGCATTGTACTTTATTCCGTTTTTAGACAACGAAACAAAATAATATCTTTTCCTTAATGATGGTTTTAATATTTTTTCATTTCTTTTTCTATTCATATTACCGCAAATCTCATTTCTGAAAACAGATTTTACACGCCCGTAATTGCTAATTTGATACAACCCAACGTATCCGGGTACATCTTCCCAAATTTCCATATTACACTATTTTTATATTACATTTCGTTTGGGTCTGCAATATACAAATAGTATTCTTCACTTGCAAGCTGTTTTAGGAATTCGATATGCTCTATTAATTCCGCATTGCTTAACTCTGCAATTGTACGCAAACGTGTTTCGTATTTCCCTGTATCAATGTTTGGGGTTTGCTCATACATTATCGGCGAAAATTCCCGCAAACGTCGTTCGGTTTGTTCCTCTGTAAGACGTTCGCCCGTCTCCCAAATGGCGTGTCGGAACGTGGGTACAACATAGTTGAAATAATAGCCTTTCAAAGCCTCGGACGAACCGGGCGACGCAACAATAAACCGGGCAATTATCCGGGAACCTTTCCAACCCTTGAAAAATTCGTTTAATTCGCCCATGTACATTGCCAACCCGCCGTTATTATTTATCGTCCCCGTTGCCGTTATTTCTCGCTTTCTCATCGTCGATTAACTTTTGCATTGTGATATTAAACGCTGTCATTCCAACCGCACGGATAAACGCCCGTTCGCTCGACGAATACCCGGTTGCGACCTTATCCAAAACTTTTGCGAAAAGAATAACGAAATTTCCCGGTTCCCAATGCCCGGTATTGTGCATACGGTCGATAACGTGCGCCCGCAACCTCGTATTATTCCGGGTCGCATCCTCACGGGCTTTCTCCCGGTCGTTCCAAAGGCTCGTTAATTGGCGTTTCACGTTCTCAAAAAACAACGGCATTTTCAACACGTCCGCAATTGTCATTTCTTTAACTTCCATATCGTTTTGTTTAAGGGACGCCGGGGAACCGACGCCCCGGTTAATTACTCGGTTTCGCTGTATTCCTCAATAATTAAATCGTCCTGTCCTCGCTTGACTTCTTCAATAAATCCTTGATACCCTTCTTTCCGGGCTAATTCGATAAGGGATTGCAGACGTTTTGCGCCCAAACTTTCGCCCCTCGCAATGCGGAATACCTTAACGGTCGGATTGCTTGCGATAATCAATTTTGCGGCAACCTCCATTATCTGACTATCCGACACTTTCCCGGCGACAAACGGCACACCGTTTAACTCCAACCCGTCGTCCGTGAACGTCAACCCGGCAATCGGCAATTCCGATTTCGCAATAAGGGTTTCCCGCTCTTTGAGCAAACCCGACAACTTTTTTTCGTGGGTTTGGGCGACCTTTTCGGCGGCGTCCTTTTGCTTTTTCTTCGTCAGATAGTCCACAACCAACGCATTGATTTTGTTGTGTTCCTCGGCTTGTTTGAGGCGTTCGGCTGTATCCAAATTCTCCGGGTTGTTTTCCTCGTACTTTGCCAACCATGCGGCGGCGTTGTTCTTGCGGGTTTCGTAATCGGCTTTATCCGTTTGGATTTGCGCCAATGTTTCGTCGTATTTGTCGGCGGCGGCTTTCGCATCGGCTTTGCTCTTTTTCTTTGCCGCTTCCAATGCCTTTTTTGCCTCGGCAACAATCCGGTCGTATTCGGCTTGGGCTTCCGCCTCATACTTTATTGCGGCGTCAATCTCTGTATTCTTGGTTTCCTCGGCGGCTTTGATACGACCGGGGATTGCCTCCAATTGTTCCGTCCGGGTTTGCAATGCGGTACGCACGGTTTTCGCTTTCTCAATCAACCGGGCGTTCTCGTTTTGTTCCTCCATTAAATCGGCAATGTCGATTTTCTCGGCATACGTTTTGACGTCGCCCGGTTTCAACTGCTTTTCGGCGGCGGCGCAAATGGTCGTGTACGTCTTGACCTCGGCGTTGGCGTCCTTTCTTTTCTCCTTAACGGTCATAACCTCGGCGTCAATCTCGGCAATACGTTTTTGCACATTCTCCGGCAACAATGCCCGGACGTATTGCACTTGCTTTCGGCGACCCTCGGCGGTTTCAGACCACCGGGAAAACTCCACGGCGTCAAAATCCGTATATCCGAAAACCTTTTGCAACATACTTACGTTATCCGACCGCATCCCGGTTGTTTTCTGTTTGATTGATAACGTACCACGGGGGTTGGCTTTGGTAAACCGCAATTCAACGTCGTATTCCTCGCCGTCGTCGCCGACAACCATTTTGGCAAACCCTTTGTCCTCGCCATTACGCAACACGGCGTCCCGGTTCCCGGTCAACAACGCCCCGATTGCCTTTAATAGCGTGGATTTTCCTAACTCATTGTCCCCGGTAATGAAATATACATTACCCTCAAAATCTGCGTTGAACTCCTTAATTACTTGGAAATTCGACAACTCTAATTTTTTGATAATCATTTTATCGCTCTTTTTATGCCGGGGTTGCCCCCGGCGGTTAATATTATTTTTTTGTTTCTCTCATTCTTTGGTATATCATTGTTTGCACCTTAACAAATGCGTCCCGGCTTTCTTTCGCTTCCTCAACCGTGCAATCAGCAATGAAATTTTCCAAACGCTTGTATAATTCGTTCAACTCTTTGTCGCTCATTGCGTGCCGGATTGCTCCTACTTCATCAACAAACTTTCCCATCTTTACAAATCCTTTTAAGTTCTTCCAAATCCTTACGTTTCGGTTCTTCTGCGTTCTTGGTCGCATCAATCAAAGGCATATTGTTTGTTGTTGTCGTCCATCTTTTACCCGTTGCCGGGGACGTGTAAGTTACTTTGTAATATCCGTGTCCGGCAATCTCAAAATCAAAATCGTAAATCGTTGTTTTCATAATAAAATGTTTACTTTCCGGGAACACGCCCGGTCGGTGTTTGTCATACTTTGAAAGATTTTGGCTTTATAGCTTCATTTAATCGGTTACCGAACCATCATTTAACCCTTTGTAGATACCGTTGCTTACTTTCTACTCTTACGAACTTAATCTTTCAACAGTCTTTTTGCATTTTGGTTAGACTGTGGGGGCTTTCGTTGTTTGACACTGCAAATATACGCATAATATTTTAACTACCAAAATTCTTTCTTTTTATTTTCAAAAAAAAACAATAAACCCGGAACGTTATACATTCCGGGCATAAATCAAAATAGCCTCATTTGTTTATCTGTTATTTTAGCAACAATTGCATCAACTTCACTTTCTAATTTCTTGCAGGTCGCTAATATTTCCGGGCGACGTTGCGCAAAATATCTGCGTTGATTATGACGCAATTGTTTTGTTAATTCAATAAAATAATCAAAGGCATATTCCCATTCATAACCGTATGCAATTGAAACTTTATGTTGGCAACATCTTGTTATTAAAGAATGGTCGTAACCATATTTTTTACATGCTTCATCAATACTTTCAAAATAACCTATCAATTCCCCGTTCTTAAACTGAAACAAAGGTTTTGAATGTAAACAACATTTGCCACGTTTCCCATAAAAAGGACAATTTTCTCCACTTTTAGATAATCCAATACGTTCTTTTGTTATTGGGTTATTATTATTTTCTTTTATAGTAACCCATCTTAAATTATCAATAGAATTATTTTTTCTATTTCCGTCTATATGGTCAACGCATGGTTTACCGTCCGGGTTTGGAATAAATGCCATTGCAACAAGTCTATGAACTAAACATGTGGTTACTTTCCCTCCAATACATAAATGAATGTGTTTATAACCGTATGTGTTTGTTTGCTGTTTCATCAACTTTCCATTTCTAAACACATTTCCGTTTCTATCAATTTCATATTCTTTAAAATCCGGAATACTTATTTTTTCCGGATTTTCGATTTGCGGGGCTTTTTCTTCTTCCATGTATATTTTTTCCATTTTGAAATTAAAATCGCTCTACGTGGCTAAAACAAACGTTCTTGCA